TGTAAGTAGGCACATTGAAGCTCAGATTGTTCTTTTCCATTTTGAACTACTATGTTAGACTTAGGAACTATAGCATCAAAACTACCTTCATTTTGAAATACAGTAGCCCCCTGACTGTAGCTATAAATTTGATCTCTAGAAACCCATAATAACTGATCTTTATACTTTGTAACACCAATAGGAGTCTGAACTTGAGTTCCTCCTATCTGTTCTCCTTTTATTTCATCATAACCAAATCTTTTGTTAAACTCTCCATTTTTTTCAAATGAAACGTTTTCAACTACATCAAAGTCTCCAAGAGGTAGGTCTTTATCATCAAACTTTGTATTGATGCCTTGGTCTAATTGTAGATGTAATCCTTGTTTATTAAGAGCCATGTTATCTCCTATATTACATCATAAGCAACAGAGTTACCTCTAGAAATAAAAGTAGCTGAACCAAAGTTTGAAGCAATTACGTGACTAGAAGCACCGTCTACTGTATCTGTTCCTGTTATGTGAACAGTTATATTGTTTGTAGAAGCTGCTCCACTTATGTCTTTTATTATATAAAATCTACCTGCTGCTGAAGTAGAAGCTGCTGGCAATCTAACATGAACTGCTGCTGTACTAGCATCACAGACATAGTAAGAAGCGTTATCAGACTCAGTTATAGCATTGGGACTTCCTGAAGTACCGCCTGACAAAGTATCTGCAAACTTAGCAAACTGTATCGAAGAAACTCCTGTAGAACTAAGAGCCGAACCGTCTGTTAATTGTATCCGAGAACCTGTAGAGTTGTTATAAAAAAGATCTCCTTCAGCTACAAAAACACTAGCAGGAAAACTAGCAGCAGCAAGAGCCGATACGTTGTTTATAAAACCTGAGTATTTTTTATTTGTTGTTGCAAAGTCACTTGTCCCAGGTGAAAAATCTAAGTCTGCATCTATAGTTAAGGCAGCTACTCCTAAACTTTTTCCTATAGCAGAGTGATCATGTTCATCTATTCTAGTTAAGGCTGTATTTATATCAGTAGCCCAAGTTGGTCCTAACCGTTCACCTGGGGTTGGAAGGACTAAATTCATAAAAGTTGTTGTTGATGTTTCAGCCATAGTTATTTCCTAAAATATCCACAAGTAAACATTTGATAAACTTGTCGATGCTTTAATGTTTATAAATTTTTTTCTATCATAGTTGTCACCACTAGAGTCTGTCAAAGATTCAAAGACATCCCCTGCGGCAAACTTTCTTACAACTATAAAACCTAGCGGTTCTCTTCCTAGCTTGTGTTCAACAAAAGTATCTGCTGTTGATAGGTCTACTTCTTTTATATAAACTCCATCTACTATCCTAGAATCTATAATAGGGTTTACAGCTTGTTCAATACTATCTTGAAGTCTGTTAAACTCTTGATCCTGTGGTTTAAAAACTTTATTAAATCTCCTTAATGACATTAAACTGTGCTCCTGCCAAAGAAGAATTCATTATTTTCTAAATAAACATCAGATACAGTAAGAGGATGTCCTGCGTCTCTGTTGTTAGCAGCTTCCTCTATTCTTCTCTTCATAGCAGCTTTTTGTCCTAGAAGAACACTTACATCGCTTTCTTCTTTCTGCAAACATTTTATAGCTGCATCTATTACTACATATTCAGCATAGCCATTGAAATCATCATACGTAGTAGTAGAAGTAGCTGGAGTCGAACTACTAAATTGTTGTGCTGTTGGCACAAACCAAACTCTTATTTCTGTATTTGCGTCTGGAGTAGGAGTAAAAATAATATTAGATCCTACTAATCTATACCTAAGGTTGGCAACACCTAGTACGTTAGATAGACTGCCTTCCTGTCTTATGTTTCTTTCGTTAAAATTAAATGGAGATAGAGTAAAAAAGTCTGATCCATTTAACTTTGCATCCATTCCTCTTAGTTTATAAAAATCTGCACCTGCACTTGTAGACAAGGCATAGGTGTCTGTACCTGCTGTTGTTGTAAAGGTGTTACTACTAACATAGTAGTCTTGACCATAAACTTGAATTAGCAAGTCATGTAGCTCTGCTATGGAGCCATTTATGTAAGTCTGCACTTCTATATCAGAAACAAAGTTATTAGACTCCATGTCGGCTCTTTGCCGGACTCTGGTTACTAAAGAACTTTCAGTAATTGAAGCCATCATACCTCCAAAAGAAGGAGGGCGTTAGCCCCCCTAATTAGTATTCGTCTTTAACGCATTTCTTAACGAACATTTTTAGACATTTAGCAAACTCTTCCTTGTCTTCATTTTTCATAGCTTCAAATAGTCCATCTACTTCTTCTTTGTACTTCTCGTAATGACTTTCATCATCATGATGTTTTTCCATCATTTCTTCGTTGTGCTCTTTACCTTCCTCGTATGAGCTTTTGCCATTCTTCAGCTTTTCCATAATGGCGACCATAAGACCGCCCTTATCTTTTTTAGGACCCATCATAATCATTGTTCACTCCTTAGCTAACTCCAATACCTGGAAGTGAAGAGTTTTTAACAACAATCATGAAATGAATTGTTTCACTGTTACCTGGATCAGCTTCAGTTCCAGTAGACTTTAAAGTAAAAAAGTCAATCTGACCATTAGTAGAAACAGTTGGAGCACCTTGTATTTGAAAACCTACTCCACCAGCAGTAGAACCAATAGCTGTACTTTTTTGAATATCAAAGTAAGCACCAAAAAAGTGATTATACTTATCAACATCCCCATCAGGAGTTCCAAGAACAATCCTAAAATGTCCAGCACCTACTCTGAGAACACTTTGAACACCAACACTTTTTGAAGCAGTTAGTAGTGAAGTTGAGGATGAAGCGGTACTATCAGTAACAAATTGACCGTGAATTATTTTTATTTCTTTATCTAAGGCTTGTAGCCTATTAAAACTTCTATTTGCCATTTTATTTCTCCTTTAGTCTGAGTGTCATACAACACGCAGCGTGACAAAAAAAGAGAAGCCCCGAAAGGCTTCCCTATTATTTAAATTATGCTAATGCAATTCTTACGTTATACCCAGGACCTCTACACCCTAACTGAGCGTAGTAACCAACTCTAACTTCAACAGAGTCAGCTGATGAGTCTCTTAGAAACTTAAGTCCATCAGAGTCAAGAATCTTAGGAGCTTTACCAAGAGAGTAAAGTTTCCAAACATCCATTTGAAGCATGAAGGCAACATCTTTAGGACAGTTTTGATCAGGTATTACTTTGATAGGACCTCTAGGACCGTGAACTAAGATACCTCTAAAACCAATCTCAGGGCTTGCTTTAACGTCAACATAAGAAACTTTAGAACCTAAAGCTTTTTCTAGGTCAGCAAAGTTTGAGTAGTTCATAAAACAAACATCAGGCTTTCCACCTTCTCTAGCAACTCGTGAAGCACCACCAATAAGAGCTTCTTCGATAGGAAGTGATGAACCGTCAAATCTGATACCACCTAAACGAGTAGCATCTGAACTTCTGTTAACACCAAAAAAAGAGTCAGTAGAACCTGGAGCAGAAGAAGGAACCCAAGCATTTAGACCTTTGATCTTTGCGTCGTAGTCACCTTCTTGATAGATGAAGTGGTCAGCAGTTAGAGAGGCAGAAGCAGAAAGTGTAATAACACCTGTATCTCTGTTAATACCATCAACAGTAACAGCAGTAGAAAGAGTTCCAGAAGAACCTGTTTTTGTAGCGTTAAGCTTTAATTGCATACCAACTTCAAAGTTAGTAACATCATCAATCTGCTTTAGAGTAAACGTAGCAACAGAAGAAGTTGTTGCTAATACCTGTCCGATAGCACCTGAACCATCACCAAAACAAGCGATAGCTAGTGATCGAGTAGCAGATTCGATAGCTCCATCGATTTCAACAGTAGCAGCTTCCATGAATGCGTTTGCATTACCTTTAGAAGCTTCAATAGTTTCGTTAGCGATAGAAGCTAGAGAGTAGTCAGCTTGTCTAGTAAGCAAGAATGCTTTAAGCTGAGTGTTAGTTTTGTTAGCTTGAGCATCAGAAAAAGTAGCGGATCGACCTTGAGGTATTCCGTACTTGATAGGAAGCTTGAGGTTTTCACCACCAAAGTCTTCATACTTAGCTACCATAGCGAGAAATGGATTATCTTTATAAACCATATTCTCAATTCTTTCATTTGTATAATGCTGCTTCAGAGCGGCAGCAAAAGTAGTCATATTAAGTGCCATTTTTAAACTCCTTTAAGTTTAGTAAATTAATTAATCCCATTTTAACATTTTGGCTGCAAGAGCCTTACTTTCTTCATCCGATAGCTTTCTACCTACTCTTTCATTCGCCTGAGCAGACATGGCGTTCGACAGTGTTACTTGCGACTGTCTTGGGGATTCCTCTTGCTCAAAATCGTTCTCTATACCAAACTTAGAACGAAACTTACCTAGTCTAAAGATTTTTTCAGCTTCTTCTTCTAGGTAATTTTCAACGGCTTCGGCAGCTTCTTCTATGTCTAAGATTCTACCAGTGTCGTTGTAATGCTCTTCAATAACGTCATAAATAATATCATTTGCTTCGTTTGCTTTTATTAGTTCATACCTATCTGCATTAGATTCAACAAAGTCTTCTATCTCGTTTTGAAAACCTCTTTGAATATCATCATACCGTCTTTGCTCATCACTCTTTTCTTTTTCTAAAAGTCTATTTTCTAACTCTTCAAACTTCTTTTTATAATCACCTTCTAGTTCTTCACGCATTAATCGCATTTGCATTTCTGGAGTAAGTTTTCCATCATTCAATGCTAGCTCAGTTAATTTATCATAACTAAGACCCATATCCTCTAAGGCTCTAAGTGGGTCTTTTTTCAACCTGTATTCTATCGGTAACTCTGGTTCCGGTTCAGGTTTTTTGTCAAAAGAGCCTAATCTCTCTTCTAACTCAGCTATGCGCTTGTCATATTCTGCTTCTTTTGCTCTAATTTCTTTTTCTCTTCTGCTCAAAGCAGCAAACTTACGTGAAAAATCATCACTTTTTTCAGGTTCTCTAGCTTCTTCTAATGACTGTTCAACTTCCTCAGACGCATCTAAGTCAGAATCTTGGTTCATTACAACATCATTTAGATGCTCATGTGTGTTCTCCATTTTGGCTCCTTTAGCTTTTTGGGTGGTACCCGATCTACTGATCTACTATTGTATTCTTATTATATTTTATTCTATAACCTGTTGGTCATCTACTGCTTGTTCACTTAAGTCTATGGCTCCAGATTCTAGTAAACCTTGCTCTTGTGGAATATTTTCAGCTACTTCTGCTGCTGCTGTAGCTGCTCCTTGTGCTGCTAATTCCTGTGTAAGTTCCTGTGGTCCTGGTACCTCTGCTCTAGCTCTCTCTAAAAGATTCTGGCAGTCTTCCATAAACTGTCTTAGAAGCTCTAGTCTATCGTCTGGAGCACCTTGGACTTTGTATAATAAGTAAGCCTGTTGTGTTTTTCTTAGGCAGTTTTCAAGATTCTGATATGGTTCAGGTGGAAAGTATTCACCCTCATCCATCATTTTTTCTATAATTCTTTCTAAGTTTTTAGAATCAGCATTTAATAAATTCATTGTAGATTCTAAGTCTGGAAAGTCTAGTAAACTTAGGGCATCTTCTTTATCTATAAAACCAGCAGCCAATAAGTCTTGAACGTCTGCTAGTCTAGCAGCAGGAGTGTTCGATAAGGCAGAGGTAGGAAATACTTGCATCATGTACTTATCTTTATCCATGTCTACATCTTTCCAACTAATACTTTCTACAAACTTACCATCTTTAGCTTTTACTTTAAACTCACCTTCTGCAAGGTATAAATCTCTAGCCATGTCTATCATAATCTCAGCAGCATC